AACTAAAGCGAGCGGCATCAACACTAGGACATGAAGAGGTATCCATCTCCGGTAAAGATGGTGTACTAAGTCTTTCTGTTGTAGACCAAAAAAACTCAACATCTAATCAATATTCAATTGATATCGATGGGGAGTTTAATCAGGATTCTACTTTTAATATTATCCTAAATATCGGAAACCTTAAGATTTTGCCTGGCGATTATAATGTTGAGGTTTCTTCTAAGCTTATCTCGCAATTCACTCATACGGAACTACCGGTGAAATATTGGATTGCATTCGAAAAGACGTCTAAATTTGGAGTTTAATTATGTCTGAACAATTACAAGAATTGCAAAGTGTTGCTAATAAAGCTTCACGTAGTACCGTAGCAGTTATTGATGCTATGACCCAACGTGGTGCATTTAAAGGTGAAGAACTTACTACTATTGGCGGTCTTCGTGATCAGTGTATCCAGATTATTCAAATCTGTGAAACCCTAGCACAAGATGCTGCAATGGAGGATGATGAAGAATAAGTTTACAAACTTGCCTATTTGTGATATAATACCTTTTTATTATGGAGTTTGTAAATGAATGATTTTCTCTGGGTAGAGAAGTACCGTCCTCGTACGATTGCTGAAACCATTTTACCAGATGGTCTTAAGCAAACGTTCCAGAGACTAGTAGAGACCGGTGAATTGCCTAATATGCTTTTCACCGGTTCTGCCGGTCTTGGTAAAACCACAGTTGCAAAAGCACTGTGTAATGAATTAAATCTAGACTATATTCTAATTAATAGTTCTGAAGATGGTAACATTGATACTCTTCGGAATAAGATTAAACAATTTGCTTCATCTGTATCTCTTATGGGTGGATACAAAGTAGTTATACTTGACGAAGCAGATTATCTTAATGCACAATCTACACAACCAGCTCTTCGTGGATTTATCGAAGAGTTTAGTAATAATTGCCGATTTATTCTTACTTGTAATTTTAAGAATAGAATTATTAATCCGTTACATTCTCGTTGTAGTGTGTATGAATTTAATACCACTAAAAAAGACATGGCTGTACTATGTGGGCAGTTTATGGAAAGATGCAAATATATTCTTAGCGAAGAAAACATTACCTATGAAGAAAAAGCATTAGCCCAAACCATTATGAAACATGCACCTGATTGGAGAAGGATACTAAATGAAATACAAAGAAATTCTATTCTGGGGCATATATCTGGGACTAGCCATGGCTCTGCTGGACATGACAATTTTCAGGATCTATTACAATTTTTAAAACAAAAAGATTTTAAGAAAATGCGTTCCTGGGTTACTAATAATATGGACGTAGAAGCTACGGCAATATTCCGGGGTTTATATGACAGGATGTGTGACTATCTTAAGCCCCATTCAGTTCCTCAGGTAGTACTCATCCTTGCTGAATATCAATATAAACAAGCCTTCGTTGCTGATCATGAGCTTAACGTTGTTGCATGTCTTACGGAGATTATGGCAAATGCTGAATTCTCTTGATAAAGATAAAACTACTTTTATTGTATCATTAATGTTAGCATTTATGGTAAGCTTTTATTCAATTAGTGCTGCATGGTTTGTAGGACTAGGTGTATATATTTTTCTTTCATTTGTACAACGTGGGCCTAATAATAGTTGGGATGAAGACCTATGAATCCATTTGAATATGTAAATGCTATTAATATGTCTAAAAAGAATATTATGGTAGATGATATTGCTGAAAAGCAATACGTACCATATATGACAAACCGTAGTTTGTCCTACTTCAGTGATACCGTACTCATTGCCAATGAGATGAATATCAACCATCACCTGGATAACCGTCTTCAATTTGATTTTTTTATAAATATAGTTAGAAAGCGGAAACGGTTTTCAAAGTGGTTCAAACCTGAATCCCAAAGTGATGTGGAAGTAGTCAAGACATATTATGGTTATAGCAATGAAAAAGCACGCCAAGTCTTGTCCCTTCTTACAAAAGAACAATTAGAAGTATTGAAAAAGAAGGTAGATAAAGGTGGAAGAAAATAATTTAATCGAGTGGACTCCTGGCAGTATGCTAGAAGTTACTCTAAACGAGCCGGATGATTTCCTGAAAGTACGGGAAACCCTAACTCGCATCGGTGTAGCCTCACGTAAAGATCATAAACTATATCAGTCTTGCCATATCCTACATAAGCAAGGTCGTTATTTTATTGTGCATTTTAAAGAGTTATTTTTACTTGATGGTAAGAAATCTAATTTAGAAGAAAATGATCTTGCACGTAGAAATACAATTGCAACTCTTATGAGTGATTGGGGATTACTTACTATTGAAAACAAGGGATCAGCCGAACCATTAGCACCCCTTAGACAAATTAAGATTATTTCTTATAAGGATAAGGATAACTGGGAGCTATGCCCAAAATATAATATAGGAAATAAATAATGAAAAAAGTTAGAATTAATGAAGATCTTCTAGAAGGTCATACCCTTTATGAATATCGTGGACAGGTCCTTGATGTAGGTGTAGTAGTACCAGACTGTGATGGCAATTCTATTGCAGTAATTGTTAAGACACCTGATGGACAAAGATTATCCTGCGATAGCAATTATTTTAGTTTTGTTGAATAGGGTTTACATTCTTAAAGTAAACCATTATATATAATGTAGAGATGCCGATAATCGGGTCTCATTTTAACCTTGCATAAGTCATGGAGGTACATATGACTGGAACATTCGCCTTTCCGCGAAACGCATTTCTTGGTTTCGACCACATCTTCGATCAGCTTGAAAACATTCATAAGCATTCGAAGGATACCTATCCACCACATAACGTTGTAAAAGAAAACGAATTTAAATATTCTTTAGAACTTGCAGTGGCTGGATTTAAACAAGAACATATTGATATTGAAGTAAAAGACCATGTCCTTTACATCAAGGGTGATCGTCCTCAGAGACGTGAACAGAATATGTATGTTCATAAAGGTATTAGTGCTCGAAATTGGAATAAGTCATTTAGACTGTCGGAATATACCGAAGTAACTGGAGCAGATCTAACGGACGGAATCTTGACTGTTAATTTAGAAGTCATTCTTCCGGAAGAGAAGCAGCCTCGTAAAATTTCAATCACGAAAAACGAGGAATTAACAAATGACCGCATTAGCAATCAAAGCCCTACAGCTTCCTAGATTTTTTCTAGTAAGTTGGATTATAGGATACCTTACTGCAGTAGGTAAAGCCGTTCAGATATCACGTCAAGTACAAGCAAATGAGTATATTGCTCAAGCAATGTTACATGAATATCCTGATCATACTTACAGTAGCTTGTTGTCAGAACTTAACAGAAAAACTTTAAAAGAGATTTATAATGATTAATAATCTTTGGAAGTATTTCTTTAAGAAAGCCGGCTGTACACCAGATTCAATCTGGGAGGTAGAAAAGTTACTCAGCGCTCAGGTAAATAGGATCAACTAATATGTGGCCCTATACTGAAGATGAGTGGAAGACTTTAAATTAACATAAATAAAGGGAGCGGGTTTAATTCTGCTCCCTTTAATATTAATATTGAGATTAGGAAAGAAAATGGCAGAAGAAAATTGGAAAAAATCACTAGAGCTTATTCTTAAACATGAGGGTGGATATGTTGATCATCCTGACGATCCTGGAGGAGAAACCAATCTAGGTGTTACTAAAGCAGTATACGAAGAATGGTGTATGGAAAATGATTTAGTACAAAAAGATATGGCAGATCTTGTAAACGAAGATGTTGAACCAATTTATAAAAAAAATTACTGGGATCGTACCAAAGCAGATGACCTACCAGCTGGCCTTGATCTCTGTGTATTCGATTTTGCTGTTAATGCTGGGCCTGGTCGTGCTGCAGGCTATATTCAAGCTTTAGTCGGATCAGAACAAGACGGTGCTATTGGTCCTAATACATTAAAGGCTGTATCTGAATATGTAGAAAAAATTGGCGTAGAAAGAACTATCGAAAAATACCAAAATGATAGACAGCGCTACTATGAGAAATTAGATACATTTAAGACTTTTGGTCGTGGCTGGACAAAGCGTGTAAAAGATACAACAAAAGAAGCATTAAAGCTAATTTAAGGATTTACAAACCTCGCATAATACGGTATAATAGTTGTGTTTATTAGGAGGTTGTATGTCTTTTTATGTTTCTGTGGACCACTATGGTTCCAAAGTACTTTACCGTGGATACGATAATAATGGCAAATTGGTACAGGAAAAGGTACCTTTTAGCCCTAAATTATATTTGCCATCCCAAAAGCCTACCGGCTACAAAACGATGGGTGGAAAAGATGTACGTCCAATCCAATTTGAAAATCGTCATAAAATGTCCAATTGGGTTAAAAAGGCAGATATTACTTCTGGCCTGAATTACTATGGATGTGATCGTGTAGTATTACAATTTCTTCAAGAAAAATTTCCCGACGAAATTAATTTTAACCAGGCTATGCTAAATGTAGTTAACCTGGATATCGAAGTCTATTCTGATGATGGCTTTCCGGAAGCGGATGAGGCCAAACATCCTATTACAGCTATTACTGCTAAATCCTCTAAACAAGGTCGCTATCACGTATGGGGATGTGGCGACTATAAAGTTTCTGAAACAATCCATAAAGATTTACATATACATTATCACAAGTGTGAAACGGAAAAAGATCTTCTTGCCAGCTTTTTAATGTGGTGGAGAGGTGATAGTGTACATAGTCCCGGCAATCCGGATTCCGGCTATCCGGATATTGTTACCGGTTGGAACGTACGTCTATTCGATATACCTTATATTCTAAATCGTATTGGTAAGGTATTCCAAAGCGAAGAGATTGCCCGTAAATTTTCGCCATGGAATTTATTACGTACAAAAAAGATTAACTTTAAAAATCAAAATATGGATGCGTATGAGATCCAAGGTATTAATCAGCTTGATTACTATGATCTCTTTAAGAAGTTTGCATATAGCTATGGTGCACAAGAATCTTATGCTTTGAATCATATTGCATATGTTGTCCTTGGTGAAAAGAAAATATCTTACGAAGAATATGGTAACCTAAGAAATCTATATAAAGAAAACTTTCAGCTTTATATTGATTACAATATTAAAGATGTTGAATTGGTACAAAAGATAGACGATAAGCTAGATCTAATTGGTCTGGCGTGTACTATTGCATATAAGGCCGGCGTTAACTTTACTGATATCTTTGGTACAACATCTATTTGGGATTCGATTGTATATCGAGAACTAACCAAAAAGAATATTGTTATACCACCTCTTGCAGATCGTGCATCGCGGCAGGATATGAATGTACACTTTGCTGGTGGCTATGTCAAAGAAGTTAAAGCTGATATGTACGAATGGATTGTTAGCTTCGATCTAAATTCACTTTATCCTAACATTATTGCACAATGGAATATGTCACCAGAAACATTAGTAGCTTCCGGTGAAAATGTTTCTCGTGCAGCAAATGGTATACTCTTTGATAATACACATGAAGGTGTATTTCCTACAC